ATTTTGTAAAATCTAAAATCATGTCATTAAAATCTATTAAGTTATATTCTTTTTTGTATCTTGCTAACTCGTTGTGTATAATTCTAAGTTGATCTCTTTCTAAGTCCTGCGTGTGTTCTTGTAAATCAAACTGTTGTTCGGGTGTAATATTACGTAGTTGTGCTAGTTGTATAATTCGTAGGTACTCACTGTCTGATGTAAAAATACCGCCCTGGTCTTCTTGATAGTCAGCGTATGTTACAGGAAAACCTAACTTCTTACCCAGATCTTTGTAATGTCTTGGTTGCATAACTTGATCTTTTTTTAATCCTAACTTTCTAAATGCTAGTGAGTGTAATGTTCTAAAATATGGTAGATCATCTTCTGTTAAATTAAATTTTTTAATTGCTCTGTCTCTTGCTTCGTGTGCAGCTTTCTGTGTAAATGCAAAGTAACCTATCTTGTCAGGATCTGTTTGTTTTAAATAATCATCTACTTTGTTTAATAAAGTTGTAGTTTTACCTGTACCTGGTGGTCCTAATACTATTGTTTTCAAAATATATCCTTTGGTTTTAATTCTTTTTGATTGTAATCATCAGTTTTTTTGTCAAATTGTTTAACTATAAATACAGAAATTCTTTCTTTACCAATACGTTTGTCGTCACAGTTGCATGCTTCTTTTAACATTTGTGCCGTACGTTGATAGTTTATATCCCAACGTTTTCTAATTAAAAATTGATTAAAAAATCTATCAAAAACAAAGTGATGATAACCATCATTAGTCCACACCCCACCTTTTTTAAGATCGTTTTTATCTGTAGATACCTGTCTATTTAAACAATACTCTTCTAAATGATTTTGTAATTGATCTTGTGTAGTCACACCTTCTGGTGGATCTATTGGTTCGTGATTCTTCATCAGTGGGTTTATTATCATGTCCCAGTCTTTAGGTTTTACTGTAGGCGGTTTAAAATCTAATTGTTCCATACATGCTTCTTGAAATAAACTTTGTTGTTTTAAAAATTTTACATTTTCTAAATGTAACCTTTCTCCATCAACATTAAGGTAATAATATGGCTTTTCTAATTTAATTTTTTGTAAGTCTGTTAGTGCAGGAAATACTATTTCTTCACCAATTCCATATTTTCTTTCTCTACATAATTTTTTATCACAAAGATTACACATCGGAGTGTCATTACATTTGTAACCCCAATCTTTTTTATCATGTTGTCTTTTAATTATTTCTACTTCAGATTCGCTTAATGGTGTTGTTGATGCGGTTGCATTAAACAAAGTCATTTTACTTTTCCATTCTGCTGGCCATTTCTTTTTAGCATATACACCAAAATGAAACATAGAGTTATTACGACCACCTTCTGGTATTTTATTTATTGCCATTAATTCTATACATGGTGGTGCATCGTCATACTCAGATTTTGGTCTTTCTATTTTTATTTTTGTAATGTCAGATTGTTTTATTTCACTATATATTGTGTAAAATTCTTCTAATGTTGCAGCAGATCCATCTTCTTTAAATGCGTATCTCGTTGTATTGTCACCATTAAAGTATGGTAGGTTTAAAAAATTACCTGTGTCGTCTGCAGATTTTAATTGTATTTGTTTTGGAAAAACTTCTGATCCACCGTATCCTAATAATGTTTTTATTTCCGTTAGTTTATCTCTCATTCTTTCTGCTGCTACCGGTTTTTCTGAGAAGAGAAAGACATGGGCTCCTCCACTCTTTGACCTACACACAGCCAAAGGCAAATTAAATTGTTTTATCTTATCGATTAATTGTTTGTGATCAAACCCTGCGTAAGAATCAATATCGACACAACCCCATATGCATTGATTGTCTTCGTTAATAGGTATGATGCCCAGACTCTGTGTACCATTTAAATGCATGGTCCACAGTTCCGTGGTCACTGGTTGACGTACTACAAATGATTGTCCTTTTAATTTGACACCATCCTCAACTGGCATACTTACTTTAGTACAACCATGAGCTCGCTCCAATCCTTTAA